TAAAGTCTAAACCAACATGAATAACTGCTTGTGGATCATACTTACATGGTTTAACATTCTGTTCCCTATCAAAGTTGTAGTAAATAACACCAGCATAGGTTTCAAAAGAAGCTAAGTATTCTTGCTTAAATGATCTCTCATCTAAATCTTTCTTAGCCTGTTCAATCTCGTGTGGTTCTACCTGTCCACCTTCTACAGTTGTATATTTCCATGACTGCCACTCAGGATCATCTGACTTACCCTTCTGATACATTTCATATGACCAATTACCTACCCCTTTAGGAGTGCCTACAAATAAGACTGATCCGTTTGCGTGTTTGTCAGAGATAGTAGGTCTAATAACTTCACTCCAAGCTTCTTCAGGTACATCAGAGAACTCATCAATAACTAAGAAATTAAGTCCAACACCTCGTAAATTATCTGCTGATTTATCTGCACCCTTTAAACTGATCTGACAATTATTCTTTAGTACAATCGTTAGTTCTGTTTCGTTAATATACTTATGCCATCTTAATTGCTTAACCACCTTCTTCAAGTTCTTCCACATAATCTCTTTAGACATTCTGTAAGTAGGACTCACATAAAAGATTTTACCATTAGGATTATCTCTACCTTTTCTTAGTAGTTCCATCATACAAAGATGAGTCTTACCAAACCTTCTGCCTGTAATTAGAACTCTAAATCTTTTGTTAGATGCTATGACTTCTCGTTGTGGTTCAGATAGTGCCATTATTTATTGAAGTAGAAACTGTGTTTTTTATATTTGCTAAGTTGTTTTATTACTGGCTTAAACATATCGGACTTATAATTTAGTATGACCATAACATGCTTACTTGAGTAGCTAAATATATCTTTAATAACAACCCCTAAATACTCTATAGGTAAATGCTCAAGAAGATTATTAACGATAACCAAATGAAAATGATTTTTAGTGTTAGTTGTGAAGATTTGATCTTCAATAGCTTCTTGGCTTTTAATAAAATCATGTCCATAAAACATAATGCTCTCAGCTTGATAAAAGAAAGCTTTGTTAATGATGTCTTGTTTGGCTTTATGGTCATAAGCTTTTAGTTGTTCTAGGTTCATGATTAAATGATGCTTTTTCACTCTTAGTTACCTCAATACATTCTAGCCAAGTTTGCATGACTTCTAAATTTTTATCTTCCATAGTTTGCCTTGCCCACTTCAATATCTCAGCACCCTTAGTTTGACAATCTTTTTCTGTAGCAAAGTATCTTAGTTCAGGTTCTTCAAACCAAAAGTCATATACCTTAGGAACATAACCATCAGGATTAGCTATCATTATGTGCATGAATAAAAAATACTTAATCAATTTTAAAACCTTTACGCCAAGACTTAACTGCCCAATATGCTGGAGATAAACTCTTCTGTCCTTTTACCTTCGCTAATATAGGTCTAAATCTAGCCATAAATGATTTCTGCCTTGCTGGTATATTCTTCTTAATACTCATACCCTTTGCACCAAATCTAACTATCTTAACCTTACCGCTAGAATTATCTTTAACATAAACACCAAACTTCTTAGAAGCACTAGGAGTTCTAAATGGTTTGTTTAGTTTAACTGTTCTGTCTTTGTATTTAGCCATAAAATCTTTTTACACAATATCCGTTAATGGTAAAGACTCAAAATCATCTCCTGTCTGACCATCTGATTGACCTAATACTTGCTTACCAAGCCAAATTAACATTGAGCAGTTTCCCTTCTCAGCTACTTCAAATTGTTTCTTTCTAAGTCTTATTTTTCCTTCTGCTTTTCCTTTTGTTATTTCTTGGGAATAATTGTTTCTTAATGTCTTTACATCTACTTTAAAGAAGTCAGCCATTTCTTGCATAGTACAGTGCATTAGTGCTAACTTATACACTTGTTCTGCGTCTAAATCCTTCTTAGGACGACCAGCCTTAGAGTTCGTTGTATCGTTTTCCAGTTTCTTCATGTATTGCTTCTTTTCCTGTAAAGTTTTGCCATCTCTGTATAATTACATCTATATATTTTGGATCTAGTTCCATTAAATATGCTTTTCTTCCTAATTTTTCACTAGCTATTAATGTGCTTCCTGAACCAGCAAACAAATCTAATATAATATCATCTCCCTTTGAACTGTTATTTATTGCATTACAAACTAAAGCTACTGGCTTTGGTGTTGTGTGTCCAATTACAGATTCTTTATCAAATTTCCAAATAGAAGTTTGTTTTCTATCGGATTGCCAAGAGTGAGTGCCATTTTTTAACCAACCATACAAACAAGGTTCATGTTGGCTTTGGTAGTCGGTTTGGCTTAGAGTTAATTTGTTTTTAGACCAAATAATCATAGAACTAAAATGAAAAAACTCTCTAAAAACTTTGTGAAATATGTCTGCACATCTATCAGAATGGAAACAATAAATAGAAGCCCCTGATTTGGCAAAAATAAAATAATTAGCAAAAGAACCTCTTAGTAATTCTTCTAATCCCTGTCTTGAATCATTATTTATTCCTTCATAATCAACTCCATAAGGGGGGTCTGTAAATATCATATCTGCTTTTTGTGAGTTCAATAATTTTTCAACATCTGTTTCAATGGTTGCATCTGCACACATTAATCTATGGTTTCCTAATAAAAATATATCGCCCAATTTACTTTTAGGCTCTTCTATTTCTTTAGGAACTTCATCTTCGTCAGTTAATCCAAGTGTTTCTTCAAATAAGAAGTCGTCTATTTGGTTTTTATTAAAGCCTAATATATCTAAGTTAAAATCTTCTTCATCTAGTCCTTTAACTTCTAATTTAAGTTTATCCAAATCCCACCCAGCATTTAAAGCTATTTGGTTATCAGCTATGTTTAAAGCTTTGATTTGAGTCTTAGTTAATCCTTTAATAGTTACGCAAGGAACTTCTGACCACCCCATTTTTTGAACAGCCATGAGCCTACCATGACCAGCTATAATTCCATTTTCTTCTTCAAGTAAAATAGGGTTTGTAAATCCAAATTCTTTAATAGAACCAATTATTTGATTAATTTGTTCCTCAGAATGAGTCCTACTATTATTAATGTAGGGTATAAGGTCAGATACTTTTCTAGTTTGTAGTTCCATAATTTACCGATTATGTAATCGTTCTTTGTGCCTACTACTTTTTAAAGCTTTTTACAAGATAATTTATGAAATCAGGGTTTTGATTAAATAAGTCTGATAGTGCGTTACCAGTTGTTTCACAAACCAGTTCTTCTTCTTTAGCTGGGAAGTTCCAATGATATTGCTCTGCGATAACGTGCATAAGTTCGTGCAAAATAGTATTGCTGGTTATTTTATTGTCTAAAGAATCATCAACTGTAATAATATTAGTAGTTGTATCTACTTCTCCGTAAATACCTCTTTTTTGTGCTTGTTTATGAGTTATATATTTTATCTTGAAATCCCTATGACCAAACCTTATGATTTTAGGCTTCATTTCTTTTTCTTGCGTTTAGTGTAAGACTTGCCTTTTCCTTTTTTAATTTTGTATTTACCTTTGCCAATTTTATTGGTGTACAATTCTTTTAAGGTGGTTGAAGTAGTGATTCCCATTAATGATAATCTTCTATAAATAGTTCAAACCCAGCACTAATAGCAGATATAGCAGATGACTTAGCTATAATTTCAACATCTGTTTTTTCTTCAAAGACTAAAGGTATCTTGTAATTCTTTTCCATAAATCCACCTCTTGTAGTTATAAATTCTTTTGTATTCCAAACATTTCCATTGGTAACTTGTTTAGCTATAACTCTAATTTCATTTTCTAAATCTTTAGAACTTCCTATATCTAATTGAACTAAAAATCCTCTTTTTGCTCTTGGTATAGTATATATAGCCATCAAAGTTTGTCCGTAAGTAGGTCTTACTTGTGCAACAGTTACAGTAGATACAATAACTGAAAGTGTACCAACATTTGCGTTTCCTGTTGTAGCTGTTTTCATAACTGCTCTAAAAACTCTAATAAAAGATGTTGTTCCAGCACTACCACCTATTGTCAAAGTTTCAGTTGCTAAATCGTAATTAGAATCTAATCCTTGTATTTCTACAGTACCACCATTATCAGATGCAGTGTCAGTTGATGTTATAGTAGCAGTTCCAGCAGATGAAGCATAGGTGTAAGTATTGTTTCCGTCCCAAATGGTTTCGTATGAACCTCCGACTGATGAATTATACCCAAATTTATTTACCGCAGAAAAATCTTCTACTAATCCTTTTTCAACATTAATCCCAAAAGGAAATTCTAAAAATGGTCTTGAGTTTTGTATGTTAAATCCCATCTATTTTTTCTTTTTCTTTTTAGCTTTTCTTGCAACAGATAATGCTATTGCAACAGCTTGTTTAGTTTTTTTACCAGCTTTCATTTCTCGCTTAATGTTATAGCTGATAGATTTTTTGGAATATCCTTTTTTCAACGGCATAATTCTCCCTTTAGTTTGATTTGTCGGATTCTGCAAGTTTAAATTTTACAAATTCTTCAAATCTGTCCGTAGATAAGGTTTTTCTAGCGACCTCAAATTCAGTCATGTTTTTCTTTTCATAGATAGCAGTATTTAAGTTCTTCAGTGAAGGTTTGCTAGACTTATCTATTTTTATCTTCTTCATATCATAAATATTATTATTAGATTCATTAGCAGTATATATACTTTTATTTAGTTTATTTGTATTCTTTGTTCTGTTAGTTAGACTCCCTGTTAGTTTAGTTGTTTTCTTCTTATCAATATCTTGATATTTTATATATTTTTCAATCCTTATTCGCATTAAACCTCTTGTTAGACTAACTGTTAGAGTACCTGTTAGCTTTAACCGCTTAATAATGGTTCTAATGTTCTGAATACTACAACAAAATCGTTTAGCTAAATCGCCGTGCGTAACTAAAAGTTCTCCACGATTTAAAGCAATTCGTTTCATTCTATAGACAACAGAAACTGGCTCATAACTTGCCTTACATAATAAATAAATAAAAACCGATCTATCTAATTCATTTGAAAAATCATTAGACAAATAAACTTTCCTATGTAGAAGAACCCAACCTTGATTCTTCATTTAACCACCTTCATAACTTGAGTTAATATATGTCCGTATTTCTTCTTGGCAATCTCGCATGACTTATAAACTGGAAACCATGTTAGATTTAATTCTTTACCCAGCTTTGCATAACTCAGATTAAGTTTATCTTTTAAGATTGATATAAGAATTTTCTTTTGGTCTAAATCAAAGAACTCATTGTCCTTATAAATTTTCTGATTCAATAAGGCTTTTTGTACTTGCTTGGAGATTTTCGTAATACTTAATTGGTTCGTCATAGTGTCCTTCCTTAGTTAATTGTTTTATTTTCTTACATGGCGATTTTAATGCTATGTCAAAAGCAACTCGTATAGGATTTATATTAAGTTTGCAATAGAATAAAGTTTCATTCATGGAGTGTTGTTTTTGATGACAAAGATAACAAAGTGGTACTACAAAAGCATCTCCACCCTTAGTACCCCAACCAGCATTACCTAGCTTATCAACTTTGCGAATATGACAGGCTTGGACTCCATAAGTCGTTCTACATTTAATACAAGGGTAGTTTC